ACCTGACTCAGACCGGGCGGTTGACGGTGGACACCGCTGCCGTCCTGTTCGACACGGAGAAGGTGAAGCCGGGGTTGCTCGTCTATGCGGCTCCGGCTGCGGCGGTGGGTGCGGTCACCCTGGAAGACGGCGCGGGGGCCCTGATCACCACGCTGCGGGCTCCGGTCTCCGGAACCGTGGTCGTGGACCTCGGGGACTTCGAGGTCACGGGCCTGGAGGTCGCCGCGATCACCGCGTCTTCCCTGCTGACGATCTTCCCGAAGTAGGCCATGTCCCAGGCATCTGACTACCTGGAGGGCCAGATTCGGGCCCATCTGCTCCGCTCAGCCACCTGGGCGAAGACCACCGCGCGACACGTCTCGCTGCATACCGCGAACCCTGCGGACGACGCCTCGGGCACCGAGGTCTCTGGGGGCTCCTACGCGCGGGTCCAGCGTGACGCGGACGACCTCAACTGGTCGGCTCCCTCGCTCACCGCTGGGCTCTCCGCGAATCTCGCCTCCCTCACGTTCCCGGCTCCCTCAGCCAACTGGGGCGTGGTGACGCATTTCGGCATCTGGGATGCGGCCTCGGGTGGGAATCTCCTCTGCTACGGAGCGCTCACGGTTCCCAAGACCGTCAATAGCGGGGACCCGGCTCCGTTCTTCGACGTGGGGGCGCTCGCGGTCACGGTGGCGTAGATGGCCACCGATCTTGTCAACGTTGCACCGTTCCAGGGGCGGCTCCAGGTCGATTCGACCACGGAAATCAGCCTCCAGCGGTATATCGGTGCGTACATCCCCCTGAAGGTTGGAGCCGACTGGCTCGCGGCGGTGATCCCCGAAGCCGGGGTCACGATGGACAACACCGGGCTCGATGCGGACACCCTGTACTACATCTACGCCTTCGATGACTCGGACACGCTGACCCTGGAAGCCTCGGAGACCGCGTGGGAGTTGGACGCGGACACGGGTGTCCCGGTGATGATCGGGGACGAGACCCGGACCCTGTGTGGGATGCTGTACACCGCTGCGGGGACTCCCGGCACCTTCGTGGACTCCGACGCTCGGCGACTCCTGGCCAACTACTACAACCGCCAGCGCAAGGACCTCCACGGGACCTACTCCGCCGACCGGACGTTCAACAACACGGCCAACTGGGCGGATGTCAACTCGGAAATCAGCCTGGAGTTCCTCACCTGGGCCGACGAAGCGGTCTTCATGGCGGCCAGCGGCACGGTGTCCACGAACTCCGGGGGCAACGCCTCACACATGGGCTTCGGGATCGACTCGACCACGACGCCGACCTCGGATGTCGGTCAGACGATCTCCGCGTCCAACCAGCGGAATGCTTGGAGCCTCTCGCTGTCCAAGATTCTGACGGAGGGTCGCCATCTGCTCTCCCTGCTCGGGCGCGTCAGCGGGGGGACCGCTACCCTTTGCACCGCGACCGATACCTCCATCGGCACCTCGAAGGCCCATATGTGGGCTGACGTGATGATCTAATGTCCGTCTACTCCGGCGAGGTCTTCAATCCCGAGGTCTTCCTGACCGATGAGGACGCGAGTCTGGCTGGGACCTCAGCCATCGCGCTCACTTCGATGGGCGCGCTCTCGACGGTCATCAACCTGGCGGGGGCCTCCACCATTGCCCTGACCGGCTCAGCCAGCCTGACGACCGCGATCCAGATGGTGGGCTCGGCGCTGATCGCGCTCACCCTGGCGGACGCCGCGCTCAAGTTCCGGGGCAACGCCCGGAGGCTGGACATCTGTGGGCATCCCACGATGGCGCTGGAAAACTTCAAGGGGCCGAATCCGTGCTAATCTTTGGCCGGGAGGATATGACCATGCTCAGCTACTTCCTGAAGATCATGCGCGACCAGCGCGGCTTCTTCGGTGGCGGAGGCGGGGGAGCCCGCCCGGCCCCGGCGACCCCCGCGCCCCCCAGCGAGTCCGACGCGGCGGTCCAGAACAAGCGGGCGGCTCGGCGCTACAAGGCGGGTCTGGAGGGTGGGTTCCAGTCCACCATCGCCACGTCAGCCCTGGGCTCCAGCCAGCAGGCGCAGGGCCAGCCCGGCACGGTTCAGAAGCTCGGAGGCTAGTTCGTGGCGGACGAGCGCGCGCAGCTACTGATCAAGCGCTGGGATCACCTGTTCTCGGACCTTCAACTCTGGACGCCGACGTGGCAGGAAATCAACGAGTTGATGATGCCGAGGAAGTCGAACATCCAGCTTCAGCGGAGCCCTGGCTCCAAGCAGACCGAGAAGCTGATGGACTCGACGCCCATCCACTCGGTCGAGTTGCTGGCGGCCTCCATGCAGGGGTCTCTGACCTCGGGCTCCGTCCGGTGGTTCTTCTACCGGATTCGTGGCCTGGCTCTCGGGGTGATCCCGGACGCCGACAAGTGGCTGGAAGACGCCTCCCTGATCACCTACGACGAGCTTCGGGAGTCGAACTTCTCCTCGGAGGCCCACGAGTTCTACATCGACCTGTCCACGGTGGGCACGGCGGCCATCTTCATCGACGAGAAGAAGCCGATGCCCAACAAGCCCTTTGCGGGGCTCCGGTTCCAGACCCTGGTCCCCGGCACCTACGTCATCGACGAGAACGAGGAGGGCCGGGTCGATACGCTGATGTACAAGTTCAAGCTCTCGGCCCGGAACGCCAAGTCGATGTTCGGCGAGGAGAACCTTCCCGACCGGATCAAGAAGAACCTCGATCCGACCAAGGGGAACCCGGACCAGGAGTTCGACTTCATCCACGCGATCTTCCCCCGGCGCTCGGTGCCCAAGGGCTACGACGCCTCTGGGGACACGCCGAAGAACCGGCCCTTCGCCTCGATGTACGTGGCGATGGAGGACCAGGTGGTGCTGAAGGAGGGGGGCTTCCACGAGTTCCCCTTCGCCGTGGCCCGCTGGACCAAGACCTCCGGCGAGAAGTACGGGCGGAGCCCCGGTTACACCGCGCTTCCCGATGCCAAGACGCTGAACAAGCTCCGCGAGTTGAAGCTCCGCGCGATGGCGGTCATGGTGCAGCCGCCGCTGAAGATTCGGGACGATGGCGTGCTGGGGACCCCCAGGCTGATCCCTGGTGGCCTCACCCATGTGCGGGACATGGATGCCGTCGAGCCCCTGCAAATCCCCGCGCGCGTGGACGTGGCCAACATGGAGGAGGACAAGCTCCAGGCGGCCATCCGGAGGATTTTCTTCTCCGACCAGTTGCAGTTGCAGGAAGGCCCGCAGATGACGGCCTACGAGGTCCAGGTCCGCTACGAGTTGATGCAGCGGATTCTCGGGCCCACGCTGGGCCGCCTGGAGACGGAGTTCCTCGAACCCCTCGTGGAGCGGGTCTTCAACATCCTCATGCGGCGCAAGCGGTTCCTGCCCATGCCCCCGGCGCTCGTCGAGTACCGGAAGATGGGTGGGGCGTTCGACATCGAGTACGAGGGTCCCCTGGCTCGCGCCCAGCGGCTGTCCGAGACCGTGGCGATCCAGCGGTTCCTGCAACTCGTGGTGCCCATGGCGGAGTTCCAGCCCGATGTCCTGGACATCATCGACGTGGACAAGACGGTCCAGACCATCGCCATCGCCACCGGGGTCCCGCCGTCGATCATCCATGACCAGGAGACCGTGGACGCCAAGCGCAACGAGCGCAAGCAGGCCCAGGCTCAGCAGGCCCAGGCGGCTCAGGCTCAGGAGACCATGAAGGCTGTGGGCGGCGCGGCCCCCGCGCTCAAGGCGCTCATGGAGGCCCAGAAGTCTGGGATTCTCCCGGCTGGCGGAGCCATCGGGGCGGGTGTTCCCACCGGGGGTATCGGAGCCTAGATGGCCTTCAAGCCGGAAGATCGCCTCATGTGGTACGCCACGCTGTTCAGCACCGAGACGGGCAAGAAGGTCCTCGACGATCTCCGTCGGACGCTTGCTCGCCCCTCCTACGAGCCGGGGATGAAGGACCCGGAGCGGGAGACCTACTACCGTGAGGGTCAGCGTTCGATCCTTCTGGGCATCGAGGCCGCGATGGCTGCGGGCTTCACGCTCATGGACGCGACCCTCGATGACACCAAGGGGCCCCAACAGGTGGCCATCCTTGAGGAAAACGAGGAGTAGTCATGCCTGACGAGAAGCCCGCTGGGACCCCCGCTGGGGAGACTCCCGCCGCTGGCACACCTCCGGCTCCGGCCCCTGCCCCGGCTCCCAACGCCTGGATGGACGGCGAGGGCTGGACCCCGGAGTTGAAGGCCGACAAGACGCTCTCGAAGTACAAGTCGCCTGCCGACCTGGCGACCGCCCATGTGAACCTCCAGAAGATGCTGGGGAGCCGGGTGGAGATTCCCAACGAGAAGACCGACCCGGAGGCCGCCAAGGTCTTCTGGGGCAAGCTCGGTGTGCCTGACAACCCCGAGGGCTACGAGGCGTTCGCGGCCCCCGAGGGTCGGAAGGCCGACGAGGCGATGATCGGGGGCTTCCGGAAGGTCGCCCACGGGGCCAAGCTCTCCAAGGGCCAGGTCACGGCGCTGGAGAAGTGGTATGTGGAGCAGGAGTTGGCCCGCGAGACCGCGCTCAGCCAGGAGTACGCCGAGGAGCAGCGGAAGGGCATGGAGGTCCTCAAGGCCGAGTGGGGCGCGGCTGCGGATATCAATCTCGGCTACACCCACCGGCTGGTGGCTGAGCATGGCGGGGCCGATCTCCAGGCTGCGCTGGCGGAGACTGGGGCCGGGAACGACCCTCGGGTCGTCAAGTTCTTCAGCAAGATCGGCAAGATGCTGGCCGATGATGGCCTGATGAAGGTCGAGAACCTCTCGGCTCGGCCCAACGAGGCTCAGGAGAAGATCGCGGCGGTGATGAACGACAAGAACCACCCCTACTGGAACGAGCGGGCCCCCGGTCACAAGGAGGCCGTGCTCCAGATGCAGGGCTGGTACGAGGTCGTCCACAACCGGGTCTAGCCAAAAATCTTGGGGTGGGGGTTGACATCAGCCCCCGCCCCTTGATATACCCCCAATAGAGCGACCCGAAAGGACACCCGCTCACGGGCAGCCAGGCCCGCCCACCTGGTAGGCGGACCCCGAAAGGGACACTCCTCCGGCGAAGTGAAAGGTAGTCAAACTTTCGTGCCAGAGGAGGCACTTCAATGAGCGACCAGATCACGACAGCATTCGTCAAGCAGTACCACGGGACGGTGGAGTACCTGCTCCAGCAGAAGGGAGCCCGCCTCGTCAACTGCGTCCGCAACGAGAGCCAGAACTCCGAGGAGCAGTTCTGGGAGCAGATCGGTCCCACCGAGGCGCTGGAGATCACGACCCGCCACGGGGACTCTCCCCAGGTGAACACCCCCCACGACCGGCGTCGGGTCACCCTGCGCTTCTTCGACTGGGGCGATTTCATCGACACCATCGACAAGGTGCGGATGCTCATCGACCCGGCCAACCCGTACTCCCAGAACGCGGCCTACGCGCTGGGCCGGAAGCAGGACGACATCATCATCGACGCGATGTTCGGCACCGCGTTCACCGGCAAGGAGGGGGCCACCTCGGTGTCCTTCGACTCCGGCCAGCAGATCGCTGCCAACTTCGGCGGCGCGGACTCGGGTCTGACCATCACCAAGCTCATCGAGGCGCAGCGGCTCCTGCGGGCCGCTGAGAACGACCTCTCGGGCGAGGAGTTCTACATCGCGGTGGGGGCCAAGCAGTTGGCCAACCTGCTCAGCACCACGCAGGTGACCTCGGCGGACTTCAACTCCGTGAAGGCGCTCGTCCAGGGCGAACTCAACACCTTCATGGGCTTCATGTTCAAGCACACGGAGCGTCTCCTGGTGGACGGCTCCTCGAAGCGCCGGGTGCCCGTCTGGGCCCGCTCGGGCGTGCTCGCGGCCAAGAACCCCGAGATCAGCACGAACATCGTGCAGCGGTGGGACAAGCGCGGGTCCTGGTACGTCTATGCCAAGATGGGCATGGGCGCGACCCGGATGCAGGAGAACAAGATCGTCGAGATCAAGTGCTCGGAGACGGTGTAGCCGAGCCGGACTGACAACTTAGGCGAGGGGGGTCCGCGAGGGCCCCCCGGCCTTAAAAGAACACGAAAGAGAGGACACGAACATGGCGCTGACCCCCACGATGTCTCGGGAGTACACGCAGTATCAGTCGGAGCCCGTCGAGCAGGTGAAGTCGCCGGACTGGGACGGCAAGCTGAGCGTCTCCGTCGGCAAGCTCACCTTCACGGCGGCTGGCCAGGGCGCGGCGCAGATGGTGCTCCTGCCCGCTGGCCGCAAGATCATCTTCCCGGACCTCTGCCGTATCATCTGCCCGCAGGGCGCGACCGACGCGGACCTCCACGTCGGCCACGGGGCCTACACGGATGCCGAGTCGGGCGATGCCGTGAACGCCGACGACAACGCCTTCGCGGACAACCTGGACCTGGGTGGGGCGGCCATCGACGCGGCCTTCTCGCTCCCGGCCGCAGCCCCGTTCTATCTGGACTCGAAGGAGCAGGTGGACATCACCATCACCATCGACACGGGCGACTCGGCGGCGGCGGGCGATGCCTACGTCGTGGTCGTCTACGGCAGCCTGAAGTAGAGGAACCACGGGGGGTCTCGGGGTAACTCGGGACCCCCCTTCTTTCCATGCCGTTCGGACCCACCGGCTGGTCACGCCGCGCAGACCTCCCGGACTTCCGGGTGTCGCTGGGCGGCTCTGCGCTCCCGATCCAGGGGGCCATGTCCATCGACGACGATGCGTACTTCCCCTACCGCACCACGTTGATCACCGCCAGCCCCGATGATGGGATGGTCTACATCGGCGGGGGCATGGTGCGTCGGACGCCCGCTGGGGATGAATTCACCTACCCTGGGGGCTCGAATCCGATCACGGGGGAAGATGGTGGCCTGGCGATCACGGGCCTCCGTCGGGACGGGCCGTTTGCCCTCGCCAACATCGAGGGGGTTCCCTTCGCGTTGATCGGCGGGCACTCGGTTGCGTTCGTCTCGGTCAACGGGAAGTCCGGGCCGGGCCATGTGAAGATCGCGGTCAACTGGGACCCGGATTCTGAGGACCCGTTCCTCAATGGCTGGCAGGAGGTCGCCCATCTATTCACGGTCCCGGCCAAGGACTTTGGGACCCCCGGTGGCGCGGGCTTCATGTCGCTCTCTGGTGGGTTCTTCAAGATCGACTCGACTTACTACTGCATGTTCGGGCTGGAGCAGGGAACGAGTGGGCCCCTGGGGTCCTCGACCACCCGCCACGCGGCAATCTGGAAGACCGAGGACTTCGGGGAGACCTGGAGCCAGTTGATCGACCTCTCGGCGATCTCGCCCTGGGGCGGGAGTTCGTTGCCGACTCAGGTGATCGGGGTGAATCGTTCGGGGCTCCTGCGGATCATCGCGGTGCTGGGGAGTACATCGGTCTGGTATTCCGATGACCTCGGGGAGTCCTGGACCGAGGCGGGGGGCAACAACATCAATGCCCAGAAGCTGATGCTGCTGTCCTCGGGCGGGGTGCTGCTCGGCAAGTCCGGGGGCCTCGGGACCTCCACGGGCTCCAGCGTGTCCTGTGATCTTGGGGAGAACTTCTCAGCCTCGGTTCAGGAGCCCACGGGGAACAACAACACCCGGCTGGGGGTGGCGACCATTGGCCTGGAGGAGGCGGTTGCTGCGGTCCCTGGGGGCACGGGGGTCCGGCTGTTCTGGTCGAACAATGGCGGGGAGGACTTCATCTTCCAGGGCGAGTTCGAGGACATGTCGAACCTGTCGCCCCTGATGGACATGTTTCTCATGGGGGACTCGACGCGGGCCGTGGCCTACAACCAGGGCCGGGAGGTCATCAAGTCCAACGAGCCTCCCACGGGGACCGTGAGCCCCCGGTCCATCTGCCCTGGGATCGCGGCGGGTCTGGCCAACGCGGGGAAGCTCGTCACCTGTGGGCTCCCGGTGATGACCAACAACTGCCCGTGATACGATAGCGCCTGGAGGAACCCCATGGCTGAGAGCGAACTCGTCGTCGCCAACGGTGCGCTGATGCGGCTGGGGGCGGACCCGCTGGCGTCCCTGGTCACGCCGGTCAACGACCGGACCCGCCTGGTGAACCAGTACTTCGCCCCCACGCGCAAGGAAGCGCTCCGGAGCCACCCCTGGAACTTCGCGCTCCATCGGGTGCGGCTCAACACCTTCCCCCAGGCGACTCTGACGGCGAGTGCCCTCACCGGCACGATCACCGCGACGGCCTCGGCAGCGGTGTTCGCACTGACCGATGTCGGCTACCGGGTGATGTTCAATGGTGGAGGTCAGGGCCGGATCACGGCGGTCGCCGTGGACCTCCTCTCAGCCACGGTCGAGTTGGACTCGGACATCACCACGCTCAGCTTCGCCATCGAGGAGTGGCGGATTGCTCCGGCCTCCGGCTGGACGTTCCGCTATGCGAAGCCCACGAACTACCTCCGCGTGGTGGAGGTGGCGATGACCGCGACCTCTCCGGGCCCCAACACTGGGCCGATCCTCTGGTCCTGGTGGGCGGACCTGTCCAACAAGCCGGAGCCCATCAAGGTCGAGGGCGAGTACCTCGTCTCCAACGCCTCGGGCAAGCTGGACATCCTGTTCATCCGGGACATCTCCGACACGACGAAGTGGGACCCGGTATTCGACTCCGCCCTGGAGTGCCTGCTCGCGTTCAAGATTTGCTACGGGGTCACGGGGTCTCTCGCCGCCACCAAGACGCAATTCGACGCCTACAAGCAGACGCTGGCGGAGGCCCGGACCATGGACGGCCAGGAGGACACCCCGGACGACGTGTACCCCGATGATCTCGTCTCTGTGAGGCAGTAGCATGGGCGTCCGGGCCTTCCAGACGGGTCTCACCGGGGGTGAGTTGAGCCCCTTCCTGTTCGCGCGTTCCGACTTCGACAAGTACCGGAATGGCGCGGAGTTGCTGCTCAACTGCGTGGTGAAGGTGTCGGGTGGCTGTGCCCGGCGCGCGGGGTCTCAGTACATCGCGGAGGCCAAGCCCTTTTACTCCGCCTTCCAGTTTGGGGCCTTCCAGGTCGATGCCTTCCAGGTGAATCCTGCCGGGAGTCTCCAGACCCGGCTGGTTCCCTTCGTGTTCAACATCGACCAGGCGTATGTGCTGGAGTTTGGCCACCAGTACATCCGGTTCTTCCGGAACCGGGCTCCGCTGTTCGGCGAGGGCGTGGGAGATAGCTTCATCACCAACGGGGACTTCTCGTCGGGCCTCACGGGCTGGGACACGGACAGCACGGGGTCGGGGTCGGTCACTGATGGGGGCGGCTACGCCAGCCTGGCGGTGGGTGCGGGGCTGGGTGACGCCACGCTGATGCAGACGATCACCGGCCTGGAGGTCGGCGAGCGCTACATCGCGGAATTCCGGATCGACAACGCGCCCGCGATCTTCTCGCTGGGCACCGCGCCGGGGGGCGAGGATTTGGTCGCCCGTCAGGCGCTGGCTCCGGGTTCCTACCGGGTGGCGTTCATCCCCACGACCACCGAGGCCACGCTGCTGTTCTACAACTCCTCGGTGAGCACCGAGACCCGTGTGGATGATGTCGTGGTCCAACTCTCGGACGTGATCGAGTTGACCACCCCGTACACCAACGAGGACATCCCGCAGCTTCGCTTCACGCAGTCGGCGGACACGCTGTACATCGCGCACCCGGACCATGATCCCCGGAAGCTCACCCGGCTGAGCGACACCACCTGGACGCTCCAGATCATCGCCTTCCAGCCGGTGCCCAGCCAGGAGACCCCCCTGGCCCCCTCGGCGACCCTGACCATCGGGGCGACCAGCGGCGCGAACATCGTCTTCACCACGGATGTTGCGGCATTCCTCGATGGGGATGTCAACAAGACCATCCGGTCCCGTGGCGGGGTGGCGATCATCAAGACGGTGGACTCGGCGACGCAGGTCACCGTGGATATCATTCAGCAATTCATCAATACCGACCCCATCGGCTCGGGGTCCTGGGAGTTGGTGGGCAGCCCCTCGTCCGCGATCACGCTCTCCGCCAAGGAGCCCGTGGATTCGCTCATCACGGTGACCGCCGCCCTCGACTCCTTCCGGACCAGCGATGTCGGGGGGTTCATCAAGGTCAACAGCGGACTCCTTGAGATCACGGCCTTTACCTCTGCCACGGTGGTCACGGCCCGCATCCTCACCGTCCCCTCGTCCACCTCTGGGGTGGCGGGTGCTTGGACCCTGGAGAGTGCTGCGTGGTCTTCCACCCAGGGGTTCCCTGGTGTGGTGACGTTCTTCGAGCAGCGTCTCTGGTTTGCCTCCTCGCGGGCCCGTCCGCAGACCATCTGGGGGTCTGCCGTCGCGGACTTCGAGAACTTCGCGGCGGGTCCCAACGACGACGACTCGGTGGAGTTCACCATCGCGTCCAACACGGTGGACCTGATTCGCTGGATGAAGTCGATCCGGAATTTCCTGATCGGCACCATCGGCTCGGAATTCAAGATGGCCGGGGGCAACGAGTCCTCGATCACCGCAACCAACGTCACGGTCACCACGGAAGCGGCCTACGGCTCAGACTTCAATGTGGACGCGCTTCGGGCGGGCAATGCGGTTCTCTTTCTACAGCGCGGTGGGCGGCAGATTCGGGAACTCTCCTTCGCGTATGAAACCGACTCGTACAACGCGCCGGACCTCACGATCCTCGCGGAGCATCGCTTCCGGGAGGGCATCGTGGACTTCGCTCGGGCCTCCGCGCCGGACTCTTTCCTCTTTGCGGTCTCGGCTGACGGGGGCCTGAACGTCTGCTCCTACGAGCGCCCGGAGAACGTGGGGGCCTGGACCCGCTACGAGACCCAGGGCGACTACAAGGCGGTCTGCGTGATCCCCGGCATGTGCGGGGACGCCGATGAAGTCTGGACCGTGGTCGAGCGGGAGGTGGGGGACTTCACCAAGCGGTTCATCGAGGTGTTCGATGGGCAACTGAACACCGACGCCGCGCTCAACTACGAGGGTGGGGCGGATGGGACGGCGGCCATTGATGCCCTTGCGGGCCTCAGCCACCTGGAAGGCATGGAGGTGGACGTGAAGTGGGCCCCGGCCTCGGCGTTCCAGGAGTCGGCGTTCCAGCGGGGGTTCGTCCAGGGCTCGCGGCCCGAGCAGTACTTCACCACCACGGTGGCGAGCGGGTTCGTGTCGCTCCCTGGCCCGGCGTACCGTGTGGAGGTCGGACTCCACTACGAGACCGAGATCAAGACGCTCCGCCAGGAGTTGGCTGGCCCCCAGGGAACCGCGATGTTCCGGCGCAAGCGCTCGAACGCGGTGTACGTCCGGTTCTACTGCTCCCACGGGCCGGGGATGTTCGTGGAGGACGAGGAGGTCCCCACGGATTTCGTCAGCCGCATCCGGGACTTCCGCAAGGTGAACCTGGGCTGGGACCGGGAGGGCCAGGTAACGATCCGCCAGACCCAGCCCTTCGGGATGGTGGTGCTGGGGGTTGGGTACTCCTACGTGATGGACGACGGCGAGGCCCCGTAGTGCCCTGCCACCACGAGTTGGTGCCCTTCAAGGCCGCCCATGTGGCTGAGATCGCCTGGCTGGAGCGGGGCCACGCGCTCCTGATCGGGCAGCAGGCCATCTCGATCTACGAGCAGCACCCCGGCTGGAGCGGGTTCTGCAACGGGCGGTTCATCGCTGCCGGTGGGATCGTGGTCCCCTACCGGGGGCTCGGAGAGGGCTGGGTGATCGCCGGGCCTGGTGTCAAGGGCCATTACGCCTTCTTCCATCGGACGGTGAAGCGGGCTATGATTGGCACAGCTAGGGCCTTGAAGGTCCGGCGACTACAAGTGCTAGTGCGGGATTCCTTTACGGTTTCGCATGGCTGGGTGACGGATCATCTGGGCTTCGAGAAGGAAGGCGTCATGCGCCGCTACGGTGTCATGGGCGAAGACATGGTGGTCTACGTGAGGTTCTTCGATGATCTTTGAGGGCTGGGTTCTCCGGGACGGCTGGTGGTACGGCCCCCAGGGGGAGAGGCTCCGCGCCATCTCTGGCGGCACCGGGGCGGAGATCGCGGTGCTGGCCGTGGCGGCCATCGCGGCGGCGGCCTCTGCCTATGGAGCCTACTCGGCTGCCGAGTCTCAGCAGGATGCCCTCAAGGCCCAGGCCAAGGCTCAGGAAGCCGATGCCGAGGCTGCCGCTGCGGCGGGTCAGGCGGCTGCGGCCAACCAGCGTCGGAAGGACCGGGCGCTGCAAGAGTCCTTCGCGGCTCGCGCGGCGGGTGCGGGCGTGGTCGCGCGGGAGGGCTCCAGTCTCCTGGCTGAGTTGGACTTCGCCACCAACGCGGAGATGGAGGCCCAAAACGTCCAGTACGGCTATCGCCTGGAGGAGCGCTCCAAGAAGTACCAGGCGTATCTCTCCAAGCGTGAGGCGGGCAAGATCAATCCCGCGATGAACGCGGGGATTTCTCTGCTCCAGTCGGCGGGGAGCATTGCTGGAGGCTTCGGCGGGGGCGCGGGGGCCAGCATGACGGGTGGTGGATTGAGTGCGGCGGGAGGTCTCACGGGTGGCGGGGGTGGCGGGACCTCCTCGGCTGCGTACCAGGCGTATCGCGCCGGAGAAAGGGGCTAGGATGCCTCAGCTTCCTCGGTACGGAGTGGGCCGGGTGGATGTCGCCACCCCGGAGACCCCTACGCCCAGCGGCCGGAACCCCCAGGCTGAGGCGCTCATGGCTGGGGGCAAGGTACTCCTGGAGACCGCGCTCGGCTTCAAGCAGACGCTGGACAAGCGTCGGGACCTCCGCACCGATGCCGAGGCCAACGAGAAGTTCCGGCTCCTCCAGGAGGCGGTCTACACCTGGGAGGGCGAGAAGGAGAAGACCGCCGATCCGGATGCCCATGTCGCCCAGCACACGGATTTCTTCAACCAGTCCGTGACCAAGCTGATGTCCGACGTGAAGGACCCGATGCTGGCCGACAAGTTCCTCAAGCGGGCCTCGGGGTTCCGCACGGAGCGGTTGAAGCACTCCTTCGGGGTCCAGAACAAAGCCTTCGTGGACCGCGAGAAGTCGGATGTCGTGGCGGAGACCGAGAAGCTTGGGAAGTTCGAGTACCTGATGGACGACGCCACGTTCACCAAGGAGTGGGAGTCGCTCACCCAGCGCATGGACAAGTCGCTGGCTGCGGGTGGACTGTCCAAGAAGGACCGGGTGCTGATGGAGCAGAAGGCCCGCGATTCCATCTGGGGCACTCGGGCCTATCGCCAGGCGGTCCAGGCGGTCCCGGCTGAGAACGACCCCGAAGGCACGGCGGTCATGTGGAACGCCACCAAGGCGATGGAGATGGGCCAGGACCCGCGCTACGAGGGCCTCAGCCCCGAGCGCCGTCTCGCGGTGACTTCCATGCTGCGGGAGGAGTACTCGCGGCGGCTCACCACGGCCAACACCAAGGCCGCCGAGCAGCGCCGGGTCTTCAACGAGGAAGTGGACGCCATGGCGGGCGAGATGTACTCCGCCATCGAGCGCGCCTCGCGTGGCGAGGAGTTCGAGTTGGACGGCAAGACTGCCAAGCACTCCATCGAGGATGTCTTGCAGGTCACCAACAAGTACTCCCGCACTCTTGGCCACCGGATCAACGGTATCCAGGACAACGCCCGCGCCTATCAGTCCATCCGGGATCGGGGCGAGAAGACGCAGCCTGCGACGCCGGAGGAGCACAACCAGAAGGCGGAGTGGCTGAACAAGGCGCTGCTGGGTGAGGTCTCCAATACGGAGATCGTCAACTCCACGCTTCGTCCGGAGTTCAAGGACGAGGTGCTGCGGGCCTGGTTCCAGGCGAAGAAGACCCCCCAGACCCCCGAGGAGAAGGAGCGGCGGGATGATGTCAGGGGCTGGGCTCGGTTCATCAAGGGTCAGTTGAACACCCAGACCTCGGCGTTTGTCCGGGACCCCCGGATCGCGGGGATCGCCGACCGGGCCGCCATTGAGTTCTCGCGCCTGGCGGGCAAGGACAAGGAGGCGGACCTGCCGGAGTTGGTCTCCCAGGTGTTGAAGCGCAACTCGGATCATCTCAAGGGAGCCCTGGACCCCGGTCTGCTTCACTCCCAGCTTCCCCAGCGCTACCAGGACATGGACGAGAACAAGGTGGTCCGGGACATCCAGACCAATGCCATCACGCGCCAGGCTGGGGACTTCTATCTGGTCCAGATGCGCTGGATTCGCTCGCTCCGGGAGAAGTCGGGTGGGGAAGCCCAGGGTCCCGAGAAGCCTGCGGAGCAGTCGGGCCCCGGCCTCATGGACCGCGTGAAGGGTGTGTTCTCGGGTAAGGGGGGCGCGAAGGTGCGTGGCCCCCAGGGAGAGTAGCCATGGACCTCGGCCAGAGTCTTCAGAAGCGCCTGGAGTTGACCCAGAGCCCGAGCCTCCAGATGGAGGAGCAGGAGAAGTGGGCTAAGTGGCAGGCGTCACAGCCGTTGCCCAGGGTGCCGACGGGCGACCAGATGATCGAATCGGGGTTGAAGTCCGCGCTCTCGACGGCGGGCAAGGTGGGCTCGTTCATGGCCGCCGCCCCGAGCGATCTGGTCACCGGACTGGCTAAGGGTGGGGTCAGCCAGGTCCTCCAGACCGGGCACGACATCGTGCGCCTGGGGGAGAACGTGGCTCAGCTACTCGCGCCCACCCCTGCGGGCGCGCTCAAGATGCGGAAGCAGGCGATGGGGACGGGCGAGGGGTCGGTCACGGAGCCCGTGGGCACCGTCCAGGCCCTCAGCCATCCCGTGGGTCAGTTTTTGTCCATGTTCGTTCCGGGCACTTCAGCCTTGAAGGGCGCGGGGATGGGCACCAAGGGGGCCGCCGCGTTGTCCGGTTTCATGGCCGATTTCGCCTCGGACCCCGAAGCCGGGAATCTCGCCAACCTGGCCGGGGACGCCTACAACGCCTTCTCCCCCGAGGGCCAGTTGGCCCTGGTCGAGTGGCTGGGGACGAACAAGAACGCCCCGGAGTTGGAGAACCGGCTCAAGAACGCCTTTCTGGGCTCTGCCACGGGTCTGGGGGTCGATGCGGTGATGTCGGGCCTCAAGATGCTCAAGACGCGGGGCCAGATGAACAAGCTCGGGGAGACGATCCGCCAGGCGTTTGCCGAGGCCCAGGGCCAGCGGGGGTCGGCGGTGATGGGGCCGTCCGATGAGATGGTGACCCTGTTCCGCCACGGAGATGTCAAGGGCCCCACGGCCAACTTCGGTGAGTCCGAGGGCATGGTCGCGCCCTTCGCGCAGGCGGGTCCGCTCCGGTCGCTCCAGGTCTCCAAGTCCGACGCCGAGACGTTCCGGAAGTCGAACCTCTTGAAGAACCCCAACGTCGAGCAGGCGATCAAGGACGAGATTCTCAAGCAGGGCGGGATGCCCGACCTGGAGTACCTGCTGCCGGATTGGCTCGCTCGGGCCGCCAAGGAGCATTATGCTGAGGGCGGCCTGGGGGCTGTACTCGAAGCCCTCGTGGGAGAAAGGTAATCCATGGCGGACGAGTCGGTTCAGCCGGTCCCGATGTCACTGTCCATCAGCTACACGCCGGAGCCTGCCGGTGAGACCGGGGGAATCCCTGCCGACCCGGTGCTGGAGTCCACTCCGCCCCCGATCCAGGACCAGGGGCCGGTCGCGGGTCCTCCGCCTGCCCCCGAGGACCAGGAGCAGGTCGATGAGTTCGGGAACCCTCTGCCTGGTCCCGAGGTCACCGCCGAGCAGACCGAGGGCCAGACCCAGCCTCTGACCCCTGGGGCCCCCGAGCCCACGCCGATGCCCTCGCAGGAGGGCCAACTGGACACCACCCAGGCGATCCTGGAGCAGCCTGCCCCCGAGGAGGCGGCGGTGGAGTTCATGCTGGCGGGCGTGGCGGACAAGGGGATCAAGGCACTGATCAAGGACCTCCTGGGTCGGGCCTCAGCCAAGGCGGCGAAGGGAACCGTCGCTCCTGGCCTGGAGGGCCTGGCGAAGGCCGAGACCGCCATGACCATGGACGAGGTGAAGACGATCCTCTCTGAGGGCAACATCGAGGCCCAGCGTCGGGGGTTCCGTCCCCGCGACCCGATCCACGCCGAGGCTGAGGAGTTGGCGAAGGGTGTCAACCCGGATATGGTCAGGGAAATCCCGGCTGGGACCACGATGGACGACCTGGCCTCTGCGACGCTGATCCACTTCCAGCAGCAGGCGCACCAGCGTGGCACGAATCTTGCGCGCGCGGCGCTCACTGGCCTGGAGCAGGGCAACTATGCCCCGTTCGAGGAGTTCCTCAAGCAGCTTCAGTTGCTCAGCCTCACGGAGGTCAAGAAGCTCGGGGTTGTGGCGGAGTCCGGGCGGAGCCTGGGGATTCTGAATGACCCCTCAGCCACGATCAATCTTCAGGCGAAGATGCTCCGGGAGTTGATGACCCAAGCCCCTGGGAAGGTCACTCCCCGTGAGCTTCTGGAGATGTTCCTGGCCCTGGACGACCCGGTGAAGACCGCGAAGTTTGCGCGGGCCATCGGCCAGGGGGTCACCAGGCTCGACATGCTCCAGGAGTACTGGATCAACGCGATCCTCTCGGCTCCTTCGACCCATGTGGCCAACATGGCGGACAACGCGATCCGGGCTACCACGGCTCCCCTGGAGTCCCTGATCTATGGGCTGATCCCCGGCTCAGGCACCCGGCTCGGGGAATCCGCTGCGCTGATGAAGGGCTACGTTCAGGGCTGGGGGGACTTCACGGAGATGTTCTTCAACGCCATGAAGTCTGGCCAGGATGCGTTCACCCGCGACATGACCATGGACCCGCTCAAGGTCTCCACGACCCTCGCTCAGAAGGCCCAGGGCCAGAGCTTCGTGGAGCAGTCGCGCATGAACAAGGGCGGGATGTCCGGGAAGGTGGACCTCCCGGTGAAGGGGATTTCGGCGGCCAATCTTGGGGTGTCCCCGGATTCCCTGGCTGGTCGCTTCGTGGACTTCGCCGCCGAGGCGATTGTCCGGATGCCGACCCGTGCGCTCATGTCCGAGGACGCGGCGTTCAAGATGGTCTTCTACCGGATGGGCGTCAACCAGTACGCCTACCGCAAGGCGCTGGAGCAGGCGGAGGCGGAGGGACTCAAGGGAGCCGCGTTCTCGAAGCGCCGCAAGGACCTGTTCCGGGAATTCTCGACCAACGCCACCGATTACCCGGATGTCCACAAGTGGGCGCTGGACTACTCGTTCGAGAAAACCCTCCAGAAGGAACTCGGCAAGGGTGGCCAGGCGTTCCTCCACTGGCGGGAGGAGCAGCCCGGCATCACCTTCGTCATGCCCTTCGTCCGGACCCCGGTCAACATCGCCAAGATGACGCTCCAGTACACGCCCGTGGAATTCCTGGCCAACGCGCCGGGGCTGCGGAAGGTCATGTCGGAGCAGGCGAAGATTCTCCAAGAGGGCGCGGCTCCGGGGGCCTCGCTCACGCAGCGGATGGCCAGGGAGCAGGCACTGTCCAAGGCGGCCTTCGGGTCGTTTATGATGGCGGGGCTCACCAGCATGGCGGCGGCCAACCTGATCCGGGGCGGGGAAAAGGACTACCGGAAGGTCCAGTTTCAGGCTGAGCACAACGTTGGGCTCCCCAACTCCGTGCGCGTGGGCAACCAGGACATCCAGTTTTCCCGGCTGGGTGTGTTTGGCCAGGTCGCGGGCTTGGCGGCGGACCTCGAAGTGCTCCGGCGTTCCAGCCACTCAGCCACGGAACTCGCTCGCTACGAGGAGGCGGTCTCCATCGCGGCCTCTGCCATCGCCAAGAACATCACGAACCCCGCGTTCATGTCCGGGGTGATGCAGATGTCGCGGGCGATCTCGGAGCCTGACAAGTTTGGGGGCAACATGTTCGACCGCTGGGTCTCCAGCTTCGTCCCCAACTTCATCAACCAGACCAACACCGCGCTGGTGGACAACACGGTGCGGGAAGCTCGCGGGGTTCTCCAGCAAGCCTGCAAGAAGACCTGGGGGTGTTCCATGACCCTTCCGGCCCGCGTTCGCCTCATCGGCGGCGAGGACATCGAGGCGGAGTTGGGCGTCGCGGATGCGCTGCTCCCCACGAAGCACCTGACGATCAAGCCCTCGGCGGGCGTCCAGGCTCTCGTGGACAACGATGCCAGCCCGGAGTACCCGGACGAGTGGTTTGTGGGGACCCGGAGTGCCGGGGGCGTGGAGATGGACACGCACCAGCGCCGCGATCTCGTGAAGCTGATGAATTCCATCCCGTTCCCGACCTCGGGGAAGACGCTCAAGGAGCATCTTGATTGGATGGTCACCGATCCGCTCCACAAGACCATCTACGAGCGCGAGCAGCCGGGGCCCCGTGGGGGTCGTGCGCGGATGCTGCTGGGGGCGATCCGCGAGGCCGAGGCTCGGGCCAAGGACGCGATGCTCCGTAAGTACCCGGACCTGGCGGAGGCGTTCAAGCAGTACAACGAGACTCGTGCGAATCTGCTCCGGCCCAAGGTACAATAGGGCCCGTCATGGACTCCGCCACCGCGCTGCTCAATGCGTTGAGCAATCTCCTCCAGCGGGGAGGGGCGGCGGGTGTGTGTCTTCTGATGACCCTCATCATTACAGCCGCCTTCATGGGCTGGCTTCCGAGTCCGGTCACCCGCGCGCTCGCCCAGCACCACGAATACACGATCCAGCGCGCCCGGATCGACTACCTCAACTGCCAGGCGCTTCAAGACCTGGCCAAGCGGGACCCCACCCGCTGCTTCGATCCGTCCTACTGGGGCGGGCCACAACCTCTTTACGCGCCTGCCCACACGCGGTAAACTCTTTCCCAGGAGGAACCAAACCATGAATTGGAAGATGCTCTGGCCGACCCTGATTCCGGTGCTGGCGCTCGTGATCGAGCAGTTCTCGGGGCAGATCAGCGCGTACCTGGCGGGCCACCCCACCGTGGCGCTCGTGGCGGTGACCGTGGTCACGGCGCTCGCCAACATCGTCAACCCGAAGAAGTAGGTGCAACTCCTTGCTGGGCTGGCGCTCAAGTACCTGGGCGAAGCGGCGGTCCAATTCGCCCTGGGAGTCATCAAGGAGTGGCTTGTCCGCTCAGAGATCAAGCGGGGCGAGCGCCAGCGCCTCCTCATCGAGAGCCTCCAGCTTGAGTCCGCCGCTCTTGCTTTTGCTGCGAGTGCTGGCCGCGATCCCGGTGCTGCTGCTGCTGTTCGGGTGCGCGACGGGGCCGGTGGTCTCGGAGACTTCCGACCCGTTCCTCCGGACCCTTCCCGTGCTGACGGAGGCCCCGCTTAAGGGCATGTGCAAGCGCGGGGACATCGTGGAGGTCCCCTGCGTGGTGGTCCTGGAGGCCGACTGGCAGGCCATGGTGATCTACGCCAAGAGCGCCTGCCTGGCCCTGGGGGGCACCGAGGAAGCCTGCCAGACGAAGCTGCGGGCCTCAGCCACGGTGCGGGACTAACTTAGTTATTCGACTCCACGAAGACCGTATCTTCCCCCTGGAGCGATAGCTCCGACTGAACCATCAGGCAGATGGTGACCCCCATCGCGTGAATCTTGAATTCATCGTCGGTGACCTTCCCGAGGTCCTTGTGAAGTAACCTGTTGATCTTGTTGGCGATCTTGGCCATGAAGATCATCAGGGCTTCGTTGTCAGAGGGCGGCATATAATAGAGTCCTCTGGAGGGCCACCCCATGATCGACGAGATCGAGCACGAGTGTCCCGCCTGTAGTCGGACGGAAATCTCAGCCAGCAGCTTTGGGGTCGCTCGGGACCACCATCACCGGACGTGGAACCACTTGAGGACCCACTCCGCCACGTTCCGCTCCAGGTTTTCCTTCCACAAGGGGATGTCCGGATTGGTGAACACCGCGTCGTAGGGGTAGTCCAGGAGCGCGGTCTCGGACTCGTGGGCGTCAGGAGCCATGGGGCCCTGGGAAGGCCGGTTGACCCGGATCACCAGGCCCCCGGTGTTCTTGATGGCCCGCGCCTCGTTGGGGAATCGGGTGTCCGGGCACACCAGCGGCATCTTGGGGTCGAGCATGGTGAGCTTCTCGACCTTCCTCAGCCACTCCTTGACCCAGTAGGCCGGGTCATCCTGGCGGCGGACCTCGGTGCCGTACTCCTGGAGAAGCTCCCGGACGCCAGGCGGCTTGATCTCGTAGACCAGCCGGTGGAGAAACTCAGCCGGGGTCTCGGTCTGCTTGCAGAAGATTCCGTTGGCGTGCGCGATCTGTAGCAGAGTCCGGGGCAGCCGGGCGATCACCTCGTCCTTGAGGAGCCCAGAGAAGCGGAGAATCTCGAACCCGTGGTGCTTGACCAGATAGTCCGCGATGATGTCCTTGCCCGACCCGATGCGGCCCGCGATCCCAATGATCCTCATGCTTTGAGCCTCTTGATGATCTCGCCCAGGTCGCCCTCTTGGAGCGCGGCCTTCAACTCGCCCGGCTGGACGATCTCGATGGTGGGAGATTTGGCCTTCTCCTCGGCGATCAGCGTGTCGAGCTTCTGGCTGAGCCAGGAGTCGATGGTCTGGATGCCCTTGACGAGAGCAAACTGGACAAACTCGTCGAAATCCTTGGGGCAGTCCTTGACCACCTGCTTGGAAACCTCGTGAAGCTGGGCCAGGGCGTCGTAGACGTTGCGGCGGACATCTGGGAGACTCCGCCACTGGGGAACGGCAGGCTTCTTGGAGAGCTTATGCTCGCTCACCCTAGCGTACCTCGTCATCCGCGACCATCACCGCGACGTGTTTCCGGGTCTCAGTCAGCGGGACGAAGGCCGCCGCCGTCAGGGGCATCTCGTTCAGGAGCCGGGACAGCAGGTTGTAGAGCAGACGGGTCTCAATCGGCGACAGTGCTCTCTTACTCGGTGGTGCCGTAGCCATCATTGGATACTTACCCCCCTTGCAATCTCTCGGTTGATCCACGCTTGGGTGCCGAGTCCCAGCCGCCCACCCCACTTGGCTTCATACGCCCGCTGCCAGGCTCGATGGCGCTCGGGGTTGATCCCCTTGGCTTGCCGTGGGGTGAGCCCCTTGGCCAGGAGCTTGCGGTAGTACTTCCTCTGGCTGGCGTTGTGGCAGGCTCGGCGTTGCGCCACTGGGACCCCGTAGGCCGCTGTCGCTCCCATCCCCAGGATCATCCGGTTGAACCAGTACCGGGACATCATGCGAATCGCCTGCCCCAGGTTCCCGCAGAACCGGCACTTGTAGTAGTGGTCCAGGGTCCCCCCGCACCACCTACACCGACGCATGGTAGTCGATGCGCCACTTCCCGTTGCGAAGCTCCTCGTTGATCTTGACCACAACCACGCCCAGGTCGGCGGGCACCAGCCCCCACTCCTCGGCGTAGCCGGTCTGGCCCTCCAAGTAACCCCGCTGGAAGGACCCCGAGCCAATGACGTAGCGCTTGATCGACCCGTGATCGTAGTCCAAACCCGACCGAGGATACGCCATCTTGGCGTTGTCGTGGCCGGAGATGACCAGGTGCGCGGTCGGGGCGATCTCGGCGTACTTGATGCGCTTCATCACACGGCCACCAGGGGTCTGAGCCCCTCCGCCACCGTGGAGCGCGAGGACATCGAGATAGGTTCCATGGGGGAAATTCATCCGGGCGAGCAGGACCGCCATCCGGTCGCTGTCGCTGAACGACTTGCAGCCCAGGGCGTGGGCAAGCCATTGATCCGAGGTCTTCCCGGCCCAGTCCTTGCCCGCCTTGCTACTCGTGAAGACGTGCGTGTGGTGGCCGGTCAGGAGCCCCAGGAAACAATGCCGGATCGGCCAGAAGACCTCGACGAACCGCTGTAGCTCGATCAGCGCGATGGAATCAATGGACTTCTGGGTGGTGTCGTACATGTCCATGATCCGCTTGCGGTTGGAGGGGCTCGCCAGGTCCAGGTAATCCCCGATGCCGAGCATCCGGACCAGGTGCCCCTTCTGCTCCTGCTTGAGGACCCACTCGACCAGCCGATGGACCCGCTCGCGGTCGCACTCGTCCGTGTCGTAGTGGACATCACCGATGGGAATGAGCAGGAGGTCTTGATCGTCAGCTAGGGGAATCTCGAAAGAGGTCTTGATCATGGCTCTAGTCTACCTCAGCCTCGCCCTTCTTGGGCGGGTACTTGATTCTCCGGAGCGCTTGGACCGCTACCGGGAGGTACTTCCGATGCTGCTCACCCAAGCGCCAGCAGAGGGGGCCCAGGAATCCGTCGATCTCGGTGAGCGGAATGGACTCCGCCTCAGCCAGACTGAGAATCCTGTGGCCCTGGGCTGCCAGCTTGGCTACCTCCGGCCATTCGTCAGCCGGGGGCAACACCACCAGGGTGAGCAGCTTCGGCGCTTTAGCCACGGCGCTTCTTGGCCAGGACCGTGACCGCAGCGTACTGGGGCTCAGCCACCACCGGGATCAGCTTCTCCTGCTCGGCCAGCTTGAGATGGTCCAGGAGCCGCTGGTAGCGAGCTTCCAGGGCGTTGATGCGGGCGTCCCGGTTGTCCCAATCCTCGTAGCCGATCAGGGGACGAGCGGTGAGCGCCGGGGGCTCCGCGGTGAACGGGGGCGTGGGAGCATCGACCGGATGCTCCAGCCGGTACACCCGCGACTCCAGACCAGACACCTGCGACCGGAGCTTGCTCCGCCACTCCCGGCACCAGGCGCGAAGGCCCAGATCGGGGTACTGGCCCTGGCGGAACAATTCGCGCTCGGCCTTCTGGAGCCGCTGCTCCGTAAGCTGGCGCTCGACCGTGATCACCCCATTCTCGGGCTCGATGGCTCGGGCCGCGTAGCTGACGATCAGGGCCCAGAGCGAGAGGACCGTGGCCGCGAAGCCGAAGGCCAACACCGTCAATTCGTAGACATTCATGCCTGTTCCTCCGGGTGGTACGCCCACCCATGTGTGAAGGTGGACCGGATGGACACCCCCTCGATGTCCCACGTCCGGTCGATCATAGGTTGGATGGTGCTGAGGGGGTCTACGTTGCGGGGGAACCCAATGGTTGCCCCGTCGTGCTCGTTCCACTTGAGCGTGGCTGAGGGGTACGCAGCCAGGATGTCCCGCAACATGATGTTCATCATGTCGGAAACCGTCCCCTGGACCCGGTGATTCAACCCCTCCTTGGCCTTGTTCTCGGCATCCCCGAATAGGTGCCTCAGCCTCCCGAGGACCGTCCGACTCCGCCCCGTGGCGATGCACTCCGCCCAGGTCCGGGGCTTCCAGACCCCCCAGGTAAACCGCTTGGAGAAGATGAACGCCTTGCCCGCGACCATCAACTGGTCCCGGCTGAACACGGGCTTCCCCGTAGCGTCGTCGAACTCGATCTTCGCCTGGAGGACCCCCTTGTAGGAGTCCAGGAAATTCTTGGCGAAGGAGTACTGGAGGCTATACCTGACCGTCTTGAACAGGTCCCTGCGCTGGTCCTTGGGTCCCGCCCAGGCCACCTGGGCCCGCCACGCCGCGCAATCCTCAGCGGTGCTGAGGGCCTTGGTCTTTGTGGGGGGCAGCGGGAGGTTGAGGGCCTTCATGGCGGTCAGCGTGTGGAGATCGTAGTCCTTGGCGAAGGCTTCGAGGTCTTCCTCGTCCCTGGAAAACGCCGAGAGAATCTTGGCCTCGATGGCGTCCAGGTCAAAGAGCAGCCACTTCTCCCCCCGGTTGGGAATGATCACCGCGCCCTCGCCCGCCTTGTACTTCTTGGCGAGGTTGGCGACCGGAGGGTCCGTGGTGGACCAGCGGCCCGAGACCTGAGTGGGGAGCATCTGCGGGTAGATGCGCGGCTTCTTGAGCTTCTCCAGGTAGTGCGACATCAACTGCTGGGCTTCCGCGTACCGCAACCGGGCGCGGACGAGAGGGAGATCGTAGCCCTTCTCGATCAGGGCGTACATCTCCTCCTCGGACACCCCCGCTGCCTTGGACTTGGGCAAGACTAGGAGCCCTGCTCCTCCGCCAACTTGAGCCGGAGCTTGGCGACGGTCGGCTTGTCGGACTGCTTGGCAGCCTCAGCCACCGGGGGTGGGGTCACCTTGACCTCCTCCGCCACGAAGGGCCGGTCGGCGGGGATCACGGTCAGCAGGTACTCCCGCATGACCTCCCGGAATCGGGGCACGAGCCCATGGCTGGGGCTGTCGAAGATGCGAGCCGCGAGCATGTTGGTGATGTCAAAGACGATTCGCTCTTGCTGAGTCACTTGGTCCCCCTCTTGGTTGGGAGCTTCATCACGTCGTACAACTCTACCCCGACCTGGCCCGAGCGTCCAGGGGAGCCGAGGTTGATCGGGAACCCGACCGCCGCCTCAGCCATGAGCGTCGCCTCCTTGGCCTGGGTGGTCAACTCGTCCAAGAACCGATCCACGTTCTTGGCGTAGGTCCCCATGCCGACCCGCACGGCCCGCTCGATGGTCCAGACGTGGGGGCGGAGGAACTCGGAGTAGACCTTATAGCTGAGGGGGTCGGCTTGGAACTCCCGGTTGAGCGCCAGGTCCACCTCCATGGTGCCGATGGCATCGCCCCCCGAATAATCCCTGGGGGCCGAGAATGCCAGGTGCTTCCAGCGGTTGAGCCCGGAGTACCAGGACCCCTGGAAATCAAGATCGTGCGCGTAGCCCGCGTACAAGACCGCGTGCTTCAACATGATGTCGTCCATGACCATGTACTTCTGGACATCCTCGTGGGTCAAGGCGAACAGGCGGGTGAAGTGGCCGATGTCAGCCGGAGCATTCTGGGCGATGATCCGGGTCCCATTGAGCACCGCTGTGGGCGTATGATCCTCCGCCTCGATCACCCAACCGTTGAGTTGAACATCCGCCATGGAGTATCGGGTCAGCCGATTCAGCGGGTCAAACTCCGTGTCGAAGGCCACATGCTTGGGCAGGGTCCCAGGGCTCACGCTCTGCCACGCCGGGAGCTTCCGAGGCCACCGCCCCGCGAGCAGCCGCCCAAACTTGGACCAGTCCCGCAGCACCGTGGGCCGCTGAATCGGGGTCCGGAACAGATAGGCCGTGTGGTAGGTTACCAGGACGGGCACGTCATGGGGGGTGGGAGTCCAGTAGGACTTCCGCCACGAGGTCTCGGTCGGCAGAAGGGGGAATGCCCACCCCCGCCATTCGTCCGCTGAGGACTCCTGCCCCCCAGAGGCTGCGAAGACCGCTTTATCCCCCGTGGCCATGATGGCCTGGAGTCCCTGGGGTCGATTGAAGTGAGCCTTGGTGCAATGGAGAATCGCGGCCCGCAACTCCTAGGCGGGCTTGCTCTTGCCAAGGTCCGGGAGATCGTTGCTCCCGTCCACCCGGCAGCGCAGGGCGTTGAAGATCGAGATGTCATCCCGAGTCAGCGCCGCACGAGGGAGGAAGTCCTTGTCCTGGGCCTGGCCGGTCTTGCCCACGGCGGGCACCCCAACCTGCTCCTCCTCCTCACCAGGGTTCTGCATCCAGACCCCGACCTTTGCCTGGGGCCTGACGAGATCGGGGACCATGTAGGCCCCCCGATTCCGATAGGGACACCCGTCGCAGCTAGGAGGCTTGGGGATCGGCATATTGGGGATCAGCGTACATCTGGGGCGCGGTGTCGCATACGCGGCAGAGTCTACCACGCTTGAGGGTCAGACGAGAACAGCTTTGACACGCGGCCCCCTTGCAGGTCTTGCACCGGGCGTTCGTGGTCTTGCGACAGGCGGGCCCCTGGACCACGCACACCGACCGAATCGCTTGGCTCATAGCTCGGTGAAGAAGACATCTTCGAGGAATTTCGCCATGTCGATGGTCACCGCCTTGGCGAGGCCCTCGTCGTGACCCACGATGTTCAGGACCTTCCCGTTCCACTCTGCCATAGCCGGAGTGAATGGGAGTCGAGCGACCAGGGCGATCCCCTTGTACCAGAGGTCCCAGGTGTTGAGATATGCGGCGTTTGGCAACAGCGTAAACCCCGGAGGCAGCGTGATCTTGCCGCCATAGGCGACGGCCTTGGCCCCAATGAGATGGGAAATCTCCCCCGAAGCCACCAGCTTCTCCTTGGTCTCCATCAGCTTGGCCACGGTGAGTGGCTTGGGAGAGCCCGTGAAGGAACCCAGGGGTCCCGGCATCGCGTCGAGCTTCTTTATCTGCTCCAGATACATCTGCTTGAGCTTGTCCAACCCCTGCTTCTTCCAGGGTGAGAGATTGGTGTTGGGGTTGGTCTCCGCCATCAACTCGTCCAGGAACATCGCCTTGATTTCCTTGCCCTTCAACTCTGCGTCGTCGCTGTTCACAACAGCCCCTCCCAGAATTCGGTTTCCTCGTCCAGGACGGAGACATGGACCACGCCCACGTCCTGTATCTTCACCGCCCCAAAGTCCATCTTGACCAGAACCTCAACCTCCTGGTCCGAGTCAAGGTTCCAGTGTTCAGGCAGGATAATCGCGTTGTGGGCACCGGGGGGCAATCCCCCGCTTGATTCGCTTCCAGTCGGACTCACAGTTTCCTCGCTCTCGCCAGCTACCCGTGGCTCGGGCCCGCCCAACGAGTATATGCTGGCCGAGTACACGGTAGAGAACGCCGTGTCGAGTTTCCCTGATGGCCACTCCGCCATACGCCTTGATCTCCTCGGTGATCTTGACCTGCCAGGGCGTCCCCTTACGCTGGCGCACCGAGCAACTCACGAGTCCAGCCGCTGAGGCTCCGGACGTGGCTGAGGTCGCCTCGTGCAGCGGCCGCTTCCCAGGCCGGGCGGAACCCTTCGTAGCCCGCCTGCCCGTCATGCTGAGGGTCTCCGTAGAATCGCCCGGATCGGTCCAGCGGCACCCCGGCTAGGATGATTCGGTCGTACCCAAAGATATGGGTGGCGATGTTCACCGCGAACATGGACGAGGACCCGCCATTCCGGGACCACGGAAAGATCGACTCGTCCCAGGTCTTGGGTCCATGGGCCATGGCAGGGAGCCCCGGTTCCATGGGCCGGTCCTTGAGGATCAGCCAGACCCCATCAATGAACGCCTGGTGGCGGCTGACGATATGGCCTGCCGAGACGATCAGCGAGGCCATGTTGACCGCGAAGCGATGCTTGGTTGTGGGGGCCACCTGGAGCCGCTCTGCCTGGCGGAGGTCGTCGAACACCCCCCGAGCCGTGCCGATCACGAGGCAGGTTTTCATACCCGGCACCGCAAGCAGCGAGGGTAGTTGGGGTGGAGCCGCCGCATGAGTGTCAACATCGTCTCGTTAGGGGCTCGCCACTTCCCGTGGAACAGCCAGCACCAGAGTCTCATGGCCACATGCACCTCCCGGCGCGGTCGATAGCGGAGAGCAGGAACACGATCATGTTCCCCGTGAAGTACACGACGGCGGCCAGCAGGTAGCCGACCGCGAGGAACCCAGCGAACGCCTGAGCCCCCTCTTTCATCGCCCAGCCCACGACATCAGCCCGGACCCGACCCACCAGCCCAGCATGGCTGAGCCCACGCAGACCGCGATCACGTAGACGACGGCCCCGAATCCCCGCCAGAACGCCGACTCACCCACCAGCCCAGGGCGAGAAAGATCACCGCAGTCACGGCGAAGATTCCGAGATCGAAGGTTGTGACCGGGCATCCGATGACGGTCTCCATCCATTGGTTCCTCCTCTGCCTGGACTTGGGACCAGGCTGTGCATTAACAGGGGCCCGAAGGCCCCTGCCCCTCTGCTAGAACTGAGGCTCGGAGGTCTTGAGCGCCTCGTTGCGCGAGGTCCCGAGACTGGCAGGCTTCACCGTGGGGCCCTCGATCTTCTCGGACTTCTTCTGGTTGCTGGTGATCCCATGCGCCGCCGCTGCCTTGGCCACGCGCTCGTCGTTCTGGATCAGCAACTCCAGCGCGACCTGGGGAATCCCCATCTGCGCGAGGAGCCGAGCGAACATCCGGACCTCGCAGGACTCGGACTTGTACGTGGTGCCGATGGCGATGCCACCGAACGGGGTCGAGGCCCCACCGCTCACGCTCCCCATGCACGTCTCGGGGGCCGTGGCGAGCGCCGGAGCATACGCCGGAGGAGCCTGCCGGGGGGTCTCATCCCCCTCCACCGTGGTGGTCTGGGTGTTGGCCTGCTTGGTGCGCTGAGACTGAGCCTGGCCCTGCTGCTGGGTGTTCTTCTGCACCGGGGCGACCACGTTCACGCTGTTGGCAGAGGCCGAGGAATTCCCCGATCCGATGATCGTGGCGTTGCCTCCGTCGCCGCCCTGCCCACCATTGTTGGTCGTCCCGCAAGGGGAGTTGGCATTGCCCTGACCGTTGCAACCCGTGTTGTTGCCCTCACCGCCCTGCGCGGCCTCACCGTAGACCGCGAGCGACAGCACGAGCGCGAACGCCAGCATGAGCATCTTCTTCACGTCGATCTCCTTTGATGGTTGATAGTTAGGACGAGGGATCACCCTCGCCCTCGCAGCAGGTGTGAATCACCTGCCGACACTCTGAGCATTGGTAATGCCCGGCTGTGAACACGAACGCCTGGGGGCTCAGGCAGAAGGGGCAGACTTCCCGGACGTGGTTGTTGAAGATGCCTGTGTTGACGCCCCCTTCTCGGGTGCCTTCGCCCATGAGTCCCTCCAGGTTGCGACTCGATCCTTGAGTTGCTCGGCTTCCGATGCGAGGCCCCATGCCTCAGCCAGACGGAGAACGACCTTCGCCCCGTCCAGCATCATCATCCCGAGGTCCAGGAACCGGCCCTGCGTCCCCTCGCTGAGCGAGGACCGGAGCAGCTTGGCTGAGGGCACGGGCAGGTAGGGGTGCTCGTCCGCATGGCCATCGGCTGAGCGCCCACACTGGGCACAGCCTGCCCCGCACGTACACCCACCAACCGCCCTCAGATACGCGCACCCGACCGCGTGGGCTCGATTCATAGATACCTCTTGGCTAGCTGGGCCAGGAGCAGCAAGCCTATCGCTACCCAGGTCCCGCGTGTGATCTCCTGTCCATTGAGGAGCGTGAAGACGACCCGAGTGCTCAGGGTGCAGAGCGAGAACACCAGCACCGCATGGACCAGGTTCCCTGATTCCTTCACCAGCCTGAACACCGAGTAGCTGATGATCGTGTTGAACGTGAACACCAGCGGGAGCAGGCGGACGAACGAGCCCTGGTGGCGGAGGTACACAACCTCCATGACCACCGCAGCCAATCCGCCCGCCAGCCCCCAGGCGTAGATCACGCCGCCCACCGAATCCGAGCAGCCCTCCGACTCTGGGCCACACGCTGAGCCTTGGTCATCCTCCGGGCCCGCACCTTGCCGCCCTTGGACCCGGCCTTCTTGAAGAACCCGACGCTGAGCCTGTGCTTACCCGGCATTGGAACCCACCGAAGGGGTCGCCGGGGCCCCCGCGTCGCTGACCAGGTGGCTGAGGTCCACCTGCCGAGGATCGGCCTCGACCCGCAGCCGGGCTGAGGCTGAGGCCAGGGGCTTCTCGCCCTGCGTGTTCCCCACCGCCGCGTCCACCTTCTCCATCACCGCCTCGTGCGCGAACGTCCGGGGCAGCTTGCGCCCAGACTCGACCGTCGCCCGGAGGAGCTTGTTGTACTCCGCCTGGGTGAAGATCAGCTTGACCTCGACTCCCATCTTTGCCACCGAGACCTCCTGTTGAGGGAATCGGGGGGCGCGGGCCCCCCTCCCCGGATTGGACCCTTACTTCGTGGGCGGGAAGATGCTCAGCACGACCTCCGACTCGTCGCCGTTCATCAGCTTGAGCCGGTAGGGAGCCTGCTGGAGGAACGTCGCCAGGTCCCCGATGGTGCCGGGGGCCGCGCCGTCGTGTGCCCGCTTGTACACGTCCACGGCCTGAGCGTAGAGCCGGGACTGGAGATCGGGCTTGCCGGTGTCCGACTCCTCGCCGGTCGCCTCGTCCCGCAGCACCTTGTTCTGCCGCTCCCAGGAGAGCCGGAACCGCACCGCACCCTTGGACTTGGCGTTCTCGATGCCCGCGAACACCGCGAGCCCCTGTCGCCCGGTCTTGGGGTGCTTGTTGAGGGTCACGGTGGCCGGGTTCTCCGACCGCACGTAGGTCCCCTCCTCCATCTGGGAGTCCTTCTTGATCTCGGAGACCTTCTCCTGGTCCACCGCGATCTTGAACAGCGAGTCCATCGACTCCTCGGCCCCGCTGTCGCTGATGGGAAGCGCCTCGTCACTCACTTCGATTACCTCCTGTTAGGGGTTGGGGAACAGAATCCCGTGGAGCGATTGGAACCCCATCGGGATGTTAGCCGGGAGCTTCGCGGCCCGCTCGGGTGGGAGCTTGACCCCCGCACCCCAGACCTCGCCCCCCGGCTGAATCTGCCAGACCCACTCGGTCTCGCCCTTCGCGTTCCTGGCCTGCTTGTTGAAGCAGACCACGGAGAATTCCCCCATGATCCGCTTGGCGAGCTTGCCGAACAGCGCCGGGTAGATATGCTCGTTGACCGTGGAGCCGTAGCTCTTGGCATCCTCGGTGCCCTTCTTCTGGCGGTCCTTCTCGTAGTCGTCCCAGACGGAGAAGCCGACGTGCGGGACCTTGCTCAGGCTGAGGCGCGTGATGAATTCCAGCAGCATCGTCTTGCCCCGCCCATAGAAGCGCGGGTCAAACTCCTCGCCGTTGTTGAAGGCCCCGTCCGTCACGGCGTCCATGTACAACTCGTTCAGCTTGTGAAGCCCCTCGACGATGACCGTCGCAGGCTGCCCGTGCTTGCCAGCCAGGACGTGGGTGATCAGGGTGTCCAACTCGTCGATGGCCTTCTGGGCTGAGGGGAGCTTCCCGTCCGCAGGCAGGACGAAGTTGAAGCTGAGGATTCCCTCGGTGTCCGCAGGGATCGTGTCCTGCCCCTTCTCGCCTGGAACATTGATGAAGATGATGGGCTTGGGCCAGGTGAGGAACGTGGAGGTCTTCCTCGAATTGGGGGGCCCGCATTGGAGGACCCGCGTCCGGCGATCCTCGGATGACTTCTTGGTATGAACCTCGAAGGGCATCAGCTACCCCACGCCAGTCGCGCCGCCTTCACCAGGACATACACGAACCCGGCAGGCAGCAGCACAAACAGGGTCAGGAAGGTGAGGGCAATCACCGCCGCCCCCGTCCACGTCCGCTCTTGTCTCACCATCGGAGCCATTGTACTCCTCCTGTTACTTAGAGGGTAGGGAGGTAAAGAATGCTTCCATGCCGGTCATGTCCCCGTCCTTGTCGAGGCACACCCGCTGGAAGGGGCACCCCCCGTAGTCCCCGCAGGACGTGTAGTTGACCGGGGGCAGGGTGCCGTGGCTGAGGTACTCGAAGTGATCCTTCATCGCCCGATCTCGCCAGACCTGGTGGGCCATGGCCCAGTGGGCGAGCCGCTGGTCGGACATCTCGTACTCGTAGGGCCGGACCCGCAGCTTGGGCTGGTCGATGATCAGGTACTTGCCGATGCCCACGACAGGAATCTGCCCGGACCGCTGCCGAACCCGCCAAGCATTGTGGTATAGCTGGTCCAGATGGCGGGTGCCGGTCAACTCCTTGCCAACCCATTGATCTTCCACGCGCTTCTTCCACTTGAAGTCCCAGACCACCAGACCAGCCGGGGTCCCCATGACCAAATCCGGGGTGCAGTCGTCCATGAACTCCTCGACCGCCACGGGCCAGCCCTGGAGTGGCTGGCTCAGGGCCGCTGCCAGGCCCTTGGTGACCATCTTCTCGGCGGCCTCGACGGTGACCTCGGATTGCTCCATGAAGTGCGCCTGGAGGTAGCTGAGGGCCGCCTGCTGGGGGTCGTCAGCGACGAACGCGGGGTCCGTGCTTGCCTTGAGGGCGTTGCGATAGAAGGTCGCCAGCCCAGCGTGAATCGCCGACCCGATCACCGGCCAGGGCGCGGGTAGTCCGACGGGCACGTACAAGCTCTGCCAGTGCCAGAGTCGTGGACACCGCCGATACGTCTCCATGCTCGTCGCGCCAAGCCTGGAGTGGGTGCGGCCCGTGGGGTCCGTGAACGAGAACGAGGCTTCCTGGTCCATCTTGTGAGACAAGTGTATCCTCCCAGCCGCAGATCAGGCAATGCATT